TGTTCCAGATGTTGTTCCTGTACCTTGTACAAAACGAATTTTTGGTGCATCTGGGTAAAATTCTCCCGCTGCTAGAGCAGTCGAGTTTTGAGCTGGATTACTAAGATCCATTTTTTCAATAGCTACAGATCCCGAAGGGTACAATCCATTTGAAACAGTTGGAGTGGCTGCGCTAGATACTAATAGTTGTCGCATGATTTTAAATTTTTAATTATTATTCGCGATTCATAAGCTCCCCCATTTGCGTTTTATATCTGGGATCACTAAGTTGTTCTAATATTGAGGAGACTGCCATTGCAATTATTTCTTGATGTGTGTGCTCTGGTAGCTCGCAATTATATCCCAAAGGTAATGATATAGGTAAAGGTTTTCTAATGTAGGTAATTTTTACACTATCTATTATAAATATAGCACTTGTGTAGATATCTATATAGTTATCTCTAATAGTTGTAAGAGGAGAATTTTCTGTAGTAGTGTTAAAAGGATCATCTAAAAGACGGTATACATCATCTAATTGTGAGAACTTATTAAACACTTGAGTTTTTGTAGTATCTACCGTAGGTATCCTTCTTACTTGACCACTCCTATCATCTACTCTAGGAGCTATCTCATTTATCATGGTTCCAGTAGAATCATTTGCATATAGAGGAGTTATGATTTGACTATTTGATGCATCCCATTGAAACCAAGGGTGTACTTCTGGATCTACAACAACTATAAACTGACTTGGAAATGTTAAAGGCCCGTATGACTGCCAATGTATAGAAAATCCTGGTTGCACATGTTCAAACATGTCATTTACTACAGCATTAACATTTTGCGGGTAAGAATTTGGGGTGTATCCTGAAGCAATAAGCTCTGGAGAAGGTTCCCATACCAATTCACTTTGATTTGTAACCGGATTAACAAGTCTTATTTCATCAAGAAATGCATTGTTTTGTACAAAGAATTGTTCAAGGCTAAATACAAAATAGTATATGCTTGGCAAAGTTTCTTGTGTAACTGAATTTGGCTCTAAAGGTTTACAATTATTTAAATGAACAGTAGACCTTTGATTTACTAGGTACATGTAATCTGAAGGAAACTCAAAAGAATCTGCCCAGATTTTACCATTTATAATCTCTTCTTTAAAGTTTACTATATCAGAGTATTCTACAATAAGGGACCGAAGTTCATCAATTCTTTTTTGACTTTCTTCGAATCCCCTTTTATAGATATTGTTTCTCCCGTACCTCTGATTAATAAAACGCATCATAGCCTTGTTAAGCTCAATATCAATTTCCTCTGTTCGAAGTTGATCACTTCTTTCAGAGTGCATCTTATCTACGCCTTGCTTTAAGGCTATGTGCATTTCAAGTACGTTCATCGAATGGCTTCACGGTGTTTGGACCTTAAAATATTTAAGAGACCTGAATTTTTTGGATTCTTAAAGAATATAATAGCTTCTTCCTCACTATTTGCAATAGTATCATTCATGTGAACTAAAGTCGTCCCCATTTTTTGAATAGTACTTGAAGAAAGAAAAGATGCTATTTCTGCTCTTATATCTAGATTTTCATCTAAAGCAGCCTCTAAGAATTTCTTAGGGGTAGATTGTTTGATATCATAAAGCATGTTTTCAATGCTCTCTGTATCAAAATTCTCTACTTTAACCGTACCTAAAACCTGTAAAAGATTTCTCATACGTTCAAGATCTTCTGTTGCTTTTATAAACTCTCTGTCTGCACGTTTAGCTGTTTGAACAGAGTTGTTTTTAGTTTTAACTTCTTTTCTAGGATCCATAATAAAGAACCTTTTTCTAGGGTCTTTTAGCATTTCTGCTTCGGAGTCTGCTACCAAAGAATGTTTTTTTGCAAAACTATAGTGTATAAAATCAAGAAGGTTTAGTGGGGATCCGTCTTCATCTGTTCCTATTTCCAATTCTTTACCAGAAAATCCTACTGCAATTCGTAGTTCTGCCCAGAATCGTCGAACATATTTAGACCAATCTCTATCATCAGGGTCTACATCTAGAACTCCTGCTAAATATTTTTTTTCATCTGCGCCTGACAAACCTTTTAAAGGTTGTCTATTTACAAAAACGCTAGACAGTTTTGATACTGCTTCGGCTCTTACTTCTTTAGGTAGATGATTTAAAATTGGACGTCTACGGAGATAAACTTTATGAGTTCCGTATTCTACTTCCCTTACCGGTGATTTTTTTTCGGTTACCGTTTCTTCCGATTTTTTTGTGGCAGATTTTGCCTTTGCTTTTGTTGTCATAGGTTCTTTCCAGATTTATAATTAAAATTCCCTGGGTTAAAAAGAATAACTACCCCCGGGAAGGGGCAGAGTGAGCCCGAAAGCCCACCCTGCGGAGTTTTATATGCTATTAGCTAGCAGTACACTGAAGATCCAAGCTAGTGTCGAATCGTCCAAGTGAAATACCTGCTGTTTTAAGCATGTGAACTGAAGCACCATCTACATCAGATGCTCTGCTCATATTAGCGTCAAATCCTCGTGGAACTACTGATCCGGCTACACACCATCTCAAATATTCACGATTTTTCTTGTTGATCATTCGAAGGTTTGATACACCGTCGTAAGAAGACTGGTCTACAAATACCATTCTGTAAGATTCAAGAGAGTATCCAGTTACTGGGTGAAGTGAACGTGCACGAGCAACAGGACCATGATCGAACAATGGCAATTTGATAACATTCACAGAATGTCCATCAATATGCTCGTAAGATTTAAAGTATCCTGTAAGTCCTAGGTTACGTCCTGATCCAGTGATGAATCGAGTCTCTCCACTTACTTTCCAAGTGTTTCCACCGAAGTGATTTTTAAGAGCTTCATCGAACTCACGCATACCTCCTGTACCAGTATAAAGATTTACTTGCTTTTTGTTAGCATCAGTCATACCATAGAAAAGGTCACCAATGATGTTTTTCAAGTGAGTCTCTGTAAGACTAGAATAAGTCTCTTGGTTGATAATCTGCTCAAGCAATCCTGGGCCGATAACAACTGGCTGACCATTTTCGTCTTTCATGTTTACTACACCATCAGCACCATAAGTACGTTGTCCGTACCAGTAGTACATCTCACACTCTTCTTTAAAAGAAAGCATGTGTTGGTACTCTTCGTAGTCCATCCAAAGTTTAGTAGTAGAACCACCTTTCTTTGGTAGAGTAAACTCAGCTACATAATCTTTAGCGTTACCAGACATGTGGTAAGACTTACGAATTGTAGTAAGCTTGTTACGAACTTTACCTGGTGCTTGCCAGTTAGAAGCATTTCCACGAGAGAAATCAACTCCAACAGGTGCAAACAACTGAGCCCATAGGTCTCCCGCTGTAAATCCAGAAGTAAGAACTGCTGCACTGTCAGGGTTTACAAGTTGTACTCTGTATACATAAGAACCACCACTGATAGATTCAACTGGCTCTTCCATGATACGAACTTGCTCTCCTACTCCGTTTACAAGAACGTAAGGGAATACGAACCATTTGTCTGGGAATACCAACTCGAAAGTAGCTCCTCCTTGACCTAGGTTAGATCCAGCGTTAGTTGTATGCACAGGGCGAGTCATCAATTTACGAGTCTGAATACGATATTCGAACTCTAGATTGTCGATAGACTTTGCGTTACCCATTCCTTCAGAAAGAAAAGATAGAGGGAATCGCATGTCGTCCTTACCAGCTAGGTGAGTAATAATAGGTGAAAGTTCTGTTGGTGTGTTCAACATAGCATTAGACAGACTGTTCATGTCTGTCATTTGGGAATCATTGTAGATCGTCCTCTGTACTGAGATATTCGATCCTCCGATATTAGATGAAATCATTTGTTGTTAATTTATAGTTTTTACTTATTAAAATAGTCCGCCAACATCCAAGTCATCAAACTGAGAGTTTCCTCCCCCTTTATAATTTGGATTTGACTTTCCTCCTTTCACCTTCCCTGTGCTATTGGATTTAAGACGATTTTTTAATGATTTAGCCGCCTCAGTTTTACCTTTAGTATTAATAAATTTTGCAAAGTCCTTCTTATATAAGAAATAGTCTGCAGCAAGTTTTTGATCTAAACTCATTTTCTCTGTATCTAGATCTCTCTGTGTTCTACCATCTTTGGTAACTGGATCTGATATATAAGAAATGAATTTAGATTTATCTCTTTCTGAAATAGGTAATCCAGAAAGATTAGAAGAAGACTTAACAGTTTCTTTTACGCTATTCCAAATTTGTTGAGATTCTTCTCTTTGTTTTTCTGCAAAAGCACGTTGCTCTTCAAGCATTCTATCTTGCTTTTGTTTCTGTGCTCCGGCAAGAGCTTCTTTAGCTTGATTTGCTTTTTGAAAAAGTGCATTTTTATCTTCATATGCTTCTATCATATCTCCAATAAAAGCTTTATCATCTCCTCGTGCTACAAAATAATCTGTAAGAATCTTTTTTTGAGATGCTTTATCATCCTCTCTTACTTCTACAGATTCATAATCTGTTTCTTTTTGAGCGTCCATAAATTGATTGGCGTCTCCACCATTCATTACAAAATCAAGATGTCTTTTTACAGATGGATGCGCATTGAAAATAGTATCTAAAGTTTCTTCAGCCATTTTTTCACTTACGTTTTTAGTAAGCTCTACAATGCCTTCAGTAGAATCTTCAAAGTCTCCGTCTATTTCATAACCCAGTTTTGAAATTATTTCAGACACTACAGAAGAATCTTCCTCCTTAGTCTCTTCTGCAACTGGTTCTTCTACTACAGGCTCTGGCTCTGAAGCTTCTAAAGTTTCAGGTTTATCTATGTCTTTTAGATCTTCTTTAGCCTCTACTGTTTCTGTAGTTTCTTCTGTTTCTTCAGTCTTTTCTGGAGCCTCTACAGTATCTTCAATAGATGCTATATCAAACTCAATGTCTAGACCGTCGTTATCAGGTGTTTCTTTCCCTTCCATGGATACAAATTTAAAGTGTGTAATTGAATATATAATATGTTGATATGATTTCGCGTGATGCTTTTATATTATGTCACTTATTTTATTTAGGATTATAAATAATATTATAACCAGACCCTATTTCATTTTCAAAACCTCCTGAACTATAGTCTATAAAGTCTTTTTCTGTAAGACCTTTTTTATTTGATGCTATCATATTAAATCTTCCTGTGTCAAGTGTTATGTACCTAGCGTCTTTATATTTTCTTTTAAATTTTTGAGATTCTTCACGCATTCCATCTTTATCATATCCGAATAAAAAACGTTTTTGACCTGAAGAAGGAGAATAAAGTATCATTTTTCCACTGGCAGAATTAGTATATGCTGGCTTACCGTCGCTAGTCAACATTGGTTGGGTAGTTACTTTCCGAGTACTACCTTGGTTTGGGTTGGAATGTATCCCGTAATTTCGATGACCCCCAGGTGTAGATTGTTTTGTAGTTACAGATTCTGGCTCTTCCCCCTCCTCATATAGATCATAATCTCCTCCCCATCTAATAGGTACAATAACATCTTTATCAGAGAAATCATTTATTTTACCTACTTTGAGTTCATTATTTACTACTCCGTAGTACTCTTGTTCTTCTGGATTAATATCTATTTTTTTCCCTTGACCTTCAAATCTTTGTGCTCCTGGTTTTCTATACTCAGATGCAAGCAATGCTGTAGGCTCATCTTCTAAAAAGTCTCCACCTAATATAGCTGTTCCTTCTACTTGTTCTCCTGCCCTTGCATAAGCTAAGTTTTGACCAGATATATCAAGAGTAAAAGGATTGTTTTTTTCATTCGAAGCTCGATATATATTATTACGAGTACCTCTTTCTACTGCTGCTGCTTGTCTATTTTTATATAAGATCTTACTAGGATCAAAATTACCTAGTTTTCTTTTTATAGTGGCTAGTGGAAGTGCATCGAATCCCCTTCTATCATATGTTTTTACTAGGTCTGGGTTTTGAGAGTGAATTTGGTAGTCTCCAGCATATCTTGCTACTGCAGGTGAAACAAAAGGATTTGGATTTTGTAAAAACTTCCCAACTTGTCCTTTTAGAGTATTTGGTCTTTTACCTTCTATAACTACCTCTGGTTTAGAATAAAGAGGTTCAAGTATCTGCTCTCCTTCTGCAGTAAGATTTTCAGGATTTGCTTCTACTACAGTTCCTTCAGTACCATCTTGGTATTTAGGTAATTCACCTCCGTATTTCAGACTTGATGCTTTTTTTTCTGCTTTATTAAAAGCTCCTTTACCTTTTAGTTTATCCCACTCTTCTTGCGTCCAAGTTTCTCCTGTTTTTTCATTTCTAATTACTTTATTTTTTTTATTTGAAGTGTTTGAAGTGTTTGAAGTGTTTGAAG